CATTAGAATTAATGTTGGCGTTGAAGACGATGTTCGTAAAGGTGAAAATGTAGAGACGGCTACCGAAAGAGTATACGCCTTTGTAGAGAACAAGCTTATTGAAAAGACTCGTGAAGTCGAAAAGGAATTAAAGAATGGCAAATGAAAAACAGCCGTATGTTTTAATTGGTCTATATGAGTCTCTTTATCTAGAGAAGTATAAGAAAAAGCCACGTATTAATAAGTTTCGTGAAAAGTGGGCTATGCAAGATGTAATAGATAGTGTAGGATATGATCGTGCAGTTGAACTGCTTGTTTATTATTTTAAAACTAGTAAGTCTGGGCACCCTCTCAATTTCTTCTTTTATAATTTTGACAAAATTGACTATCTAAAAGCAGAGATTGAAAAAGATATTACAAACCGTCGTGTTCTCAGGGAAGCGACTAAGAAAATGGTAGAGGGCGGAGAAGAATGAATACAGAAGCAGAGCTAATATCTGCAGTGTGCAAGAATAAGGATATCAGCACCCTCCTTGCCGATAACGTAGACGAGATCTTTACATCGCATCGTGATATATGGGACTCATTAAAGTCTTACTATTATAAATTTAAAGCTGTGCCAGAAGTTGGTATTCTGGTGGAAAGATTTAAAGACTTTGAGCCAGTAACAACTAAAGGAGAAACAGGGTATTATTTAGACAAGCTAAAGAATGAATATCTTTCTAGTAAGTTAAAGTCTATTCTGATTCAGTCTGGTTCAGCACTAAAAGAAGATGCAGCTTCTCGTGTTCTTTCAGAAATGCAAAGCAAGTTAGCTTCTCTATCTAAGTTTACTAATCATGTTCGTGACGTGGATGTTACAGACTTGGAGTCAGCAGAAAATCATTTCCTTTCAGTTAAAGAACGTTCTGCAGTAATGGGAGGAAGCCCAGGAATTCTTACAGGTTTTGAAGCTATTGATAAAGCATATCCAACAGGCATGGCTCCAGGACATTTAATTGTTGCTATTGGTTGGCCAGGAAAAGGTAAGACATGGTTTACTTCTTACTTGGCATGCAAGGCATGGGAGCAAGGCTTTAAGCCAATGATCGTGTCTCTTGAAATGTCTCCTGAGAATATGCGTGATCGTATTTATACAATGATGGGGTCTGGATTATTTAAAGCCTCTGATTTCTCAAAGGGAGATGTGGATGTTGATACATTTAAAGCTTGGGGTCAAAAAAAGTTTGCTGGGAAAAACTCATTCATACTTGTATCAAATGAGGGAACGGCAGAAGTAACACCTGCAACTATTCAGGGTAAGATTGACCAACATAAACCAGACTTGGTTATTTTAGATTATCATCAGTTATTTAATGATAATAAACGAAGCAATTCTGAAGTAGAGCGAAACAGAAATATTTCTCGTGAGTTTAAGTTACTTGCGGTATCAAATAACATTCCAGTAATAGATATCACTGCTGCAACTGCAGATGATATTTCAGATCAAGATAATCCGCCGATGATGAGCCAAGTAGCTTGGTCAAAGGCAATTGAGTATGATGCTGATATGGCAATGGCTATCCATAGGTATCCAGGAACCAATATGATTGAAGTTGTAAGTCGAAAGAATAGACATGGACATGAGTTCGATTTCTATCTAGACTGGGATATTAATCGTGGTGTCATTACTCCGATTTATGAGAACCTACCAGATATCAATAATGACTCACAGAAAAATTAAAAGATTTCAAATAGATGTGCAGTTTCAAGACAATTCTCAATTAATTAGCTTGAGACCGCAGTATGAAAACCTATTAATTCAGGACATGAGAGGTAAAGGCTACGTCAGGGTACTTGACATAGACCCAGCTTTTTCGGTAGAATTTACAGGCGAGACATGGAAATTCTTAATGAGTATCCATGGTGTTTATGTGGGAAAGAAGAAAGCATGGCAATTAGAGGGTATAACACAAGGGAAGTCGATACCACGCACTACACGCCAGCACATATCAAATCAGTCCTAAAATCAATAGGGCTTGATATTGTTGGCGAAACTAGCAATGACTTTCTATGCTACTGCCCATTTCATTCTAATAGACACACTTCAAGTTTTAGCGTAAGTCGTGAAAAAGGTGCATTTATTTGTTTTAATCCAGCATGTGGTGAAGCTGGAACTCTACAAGAATTAGTAAAGCGTGTTATGAGTAAAACAGAGTTTGAAGCAATGCGTTTTATATCTTCTAAAGAAGCAGAAGTTTTAGAAAATTTTGATGAATTGTTAGCTGAAACAATGGCAGATAGGCCAGTCTTTGAAGAGTTTTCTACTGATACTTTAAATAAACTTCATTTAGTATTATTGTCAAACAATAAAGCTCAGGAGTATTTTAAGTCTCGTGGCATAGATTTAGATTCTATTAATTATTTTGAACTGGGATATTCAGAAAATATGAACATGGTTACCGTTCCAGTACATTCTCCAGACTCAACCCCAATAGGAATTGTAGGCAGATCTATTGAAGGTAAAGCGTTTAAAAATAGTACTAATCTTCCTAAAAGCAAAACATTGTTTAATATTCATCGTGCTAAAAAGATTGGCGATCACGTAATAGTTGTAGAGTCCAGCTTTGACGCAATACGTGTACATCAAGCAGGATTTCCAAATGTTGTAGCAACACTAGGTGGATTTCTATCAACAGAGCAGCACAATTTATTAAACAGACATTTTAATAAAATAACTATAATGACAGATGCTGATAATGCTGGTAGAGAGTTGGGCAAAAGCATAGCAAATAAATTAAAATTCAAAGACCTCTTGTGGGCTTCGTATGAATATGGTAAGATATATCCTCATGATGCAAAAGATGCTGGAGATATGACTGATCAAGAAATTAAGGCCTGCATTAAAAATTCTGTATCCGACATGGAATACAGATCTTGGAACTCGTGATATAATAAAAAATACAGATGGATATATACCATCAACTATAAAGGAGAAATAAATGAGTATAGTAAAGGGTCTAAAAGACCTCAACAAGGCACTAGATAAGCCTACCTATAGCGGTGGGGATGAAAATAAAGGTCGCTGGCTAAAGATTGAAGATGGCGAAAGCGTAAAGATTAGATTCCTACAGGAACTAGATCCAGATTCACCAACATATAATGACAAGCTTGGTTGCGGTTTTATTGCACTAGAGCATACAAACCCAAAGGATTACCGTCGCAAGGCTCTAGATACAATGGAGTCAGAGGGTCGTGACTGGGCAAACGAACAGCATCGCAAGGATCCAAAGGCTGGCTGGAAGGCCAGAACACGCCTATACATTAATGTACTGGTAGACGATGGTAAAGAAGAGCCATACGTTGCAATTCTTTCACAAGGTACAAGCGGAAAAACAATTACACCTACCTTGATTGAGTACGCTGGCGAGATGGGAAGCATCACAAATTTGATGTGGAGAATCAAGCGTAATGGTTCTAAAACAGATACAAGTTATACAATTATTCCACTAGCAAAGGACGAGACCCCGTTTGACTTCTCTGCCTTGGAATTGTATGACCTAGAAAAAACAGCAGTTCGTCACGTTCCATATGCAGAGCAAGAAGCTTTCTATATGGGAGACGGAACAAATGCTGATGAGTCTTCTGCTACATCTAGCAGCGTAGACTGGTAATATCAAGTTAAAGGCGGAGAATTAATGTCATTCACACATCTTCATGTGCATTCATACTATTCATTAATGGATGGCCTTAATTCTCCTGCCGAACTTGTTAAAGCGGCTAAAGATGCTGGACAAACAGCATTAGCAGTTACTGACCACGGAACTTTATCGTCACATCGTGAAATGCAGATTGCATGTAAAGAACAAGGCATTAAACCGATCCTTGGAGTTGAAGCCTACATATCACCAACTGATAGATTTGACCGTTCTTCAAAAACAGATAAGTCAATCCAGGCTTACAATCATATAATTTTATTAGCTAAAAACAAAAAGGGTCTTGAGAATATAAATATTTTGCAAGAGCTGGCATGGAACGAAGGCTTTTATCATAAGCCACGTATTGATAGAGAGATTCTTAAAGAGTATGCGGAAGGTATTATTGTATTGTCTGGATGCCTTAATGGTCTTATTTCTAAGTGCATCGAAAAGAATGAGTTCTCTGAAGCTAAACTTATTCTCAAAGACTTTAAGAAAACTTTCGGTGAAGATTTTTATATTGAGGTTCAGTCTCACAATCCAAAAGAAATAAACGAAGGATTGCTATCTCTAGCAGATGAGCTTAAAATTAAAGCGGTAGCAACTGGAGATGCACACTTTGCTAAAGAAGAAGATCGTATACTAGAAGAGGCTATGCTGATTCTATCAACCTCTCCAAAAGCAGATAAAGAGGCAGACTTTGAAATGTCTCGTCAGATGAAAGATATGTTAGATAGATTTAATTATCTTTATCCAGATAGAAAGATATCTTTCGTAGACTATAATCTATTTATTCAAACTAGAGCTGAAATTGAGGAAGACTTCAAGAAATCAGGGATTAATCGAACAGATATATTTGATAATACTATGGAGATTGCTGAAAAAATTGGAGAATACGATTTTAACAGGGGTCTAGACCTTCTGCCTGTCCCTAAGACCAATGCTGACCAGAAACTGGCTCAGATG